CAGTTTGATTGATGTTTACGCTGAAATGTTTAAGCAGGGCGATTACAGCTTCATTGTAGAGGGCAAGGATGAGGATGGTGTAGATGTGGTGCATGAGAAGCAGAGACAGGCTTTGGAGATATTGCGTAGTAACAAATACGAGGAGTTTTTGTATGGAGGAGCTGCGGGTGGAGCGAAGTCGTGGACGGGTTGTGTTTGGATGATGTTAATGGGTAAATGCTACCCTGGCACGAAGTACTTCATAGCGAGGAATGAGTTAAAGGATATTTTAGATTGGGTTTTAGTAACGTTTAATAAGGTTGCCAAGGAATATGGTTTTACTGATTTTAAGTTTAATGCTGTAAAGAACTACATACAGTTTGGCAATGGTAGTCACATCAATTTCATAGAGATAAAGTACAAGCCTAGTGATCCGATGTTTGAGGATGTAGGTTCTACGGAGTACACTTGCGGTTGGATTGAGGAGGTAGGTGAGATACATGAAACGGGTGCTGCTGTAATAGCGAGTAGAGTTGGTAGGCATTTGAATTGTAAGTATGGCATAAAGGGAGTAGTGTTTTACACTTGTAACCCGAAAAGGAATTGGGCGAAGCGTGATTTCTACGACAAGGATAAGGCGGGAACTTTAGAGCCAGAGAAAGCGTATTTGAGTTGTTTAATTACTGAGAATCCGTTTATTGAGAAGGATTACGTAAGGAAGTTAAGGAAGATAGGTGAGAAGGACAAGAGTTTGTATGAGCGATTATTCAAGGGGAATTGGGATTACGAGGACAACCCGTATCAGTTGTGTGAGCAGGAGATGATTGATATGGTTTTCTCGAACGACCATGTAGAGTCTGAAAAGGCTTATTTGACTGCGGATATTGCGAGGTTTGGTGCTGACAAGGCGGTAATCTTTGTGTGGATGGGTTGGAAGATAGTTGATATGTTAGAATTTGACATAAGTAAGACAACGGATATAAGTCATGCGATCATGCACTTTAGGAGGAAGTACAAGATACCGACTACGAGGTGTGTAGGTGATGCAGATGGAGTCGGTGGAGGAGTAATTGACCAAACGGGGATAAAGGGATTTAAGAATAATGCGAGAGCGATACGTAAGGGCAAGGATATGCCTAACTATAGGAATTTACAGGTACAATGTTTGTATTTATTGGCTGATAAGGTTAATGATGGTGGTTTGTGGATAGCTTATGATGGTTTAACGAATAAGCAAAAGAGTGAGATAAAGGAGGATTTGTCTCAGATACAGCGATTACCGAATATGAGGGCAGATTCTAAGTTAGATTGCAAGAGCAAGGGAGCTATAAAGAGTGATATTGGTAGGAGTCCAGATTACAGGGATGCGTTATTAATGCGAGTTTGGTTTGATTTAAAGAGATTTAAGCGTAATCTAGTGACAAAATGGACATAATGTATAGAAAAAATAAATAATATTTGTTTTTCTTATTTAAAAAAGCTATTATTGGAAAATATTTTATATTTTTGTCTAATATTCTTGTATGAAAGACTGTACTGTAACCAAATAAACTAGATGTCTAAGGAATTTATAGAGAAAAAGTACAATAGTGTATCGTTAGATACTGCTGTTCGGCAAAAGAAACAATTAAAATACTACACCAACTCTGAGGTACAGGAAGATGTACGTGTAGATTACTTCGAAAAGTACGTAGACAGGAAATATTACAACAACGATGTGTTTTTAAATTGGGCTAAGTCTATATTTAAGACGGATAACTTCTTATCGTTAGCAAAGTACTACAGAAATCCCAATCCTGCATCGTCTTTAATAAATAATAAGATAAAAGAGCCATTAACTAGGGTTTACTTTAGTGAGGATTCACATTTTAAGTATTGGATAAACGGTGAGTACGTTGATTGTCCTACGGAATTGGATGATGGCTTTGAAAAGGAGTTATTTGATGCAGTTTTGTTCAGATACAATGATATTATAGTCCACGACTTAGAGGATATCAATAAACCTTACAGAGAAATAATCGATATAGAGAAAGTTGTATCGATAGAATTGGAAAAGAAAAAGATTTGCAGAATAGCATATACTGCTATGGTAAGAATTGATGACGAGGATGTATATGGCTATGTTTACATTGACAAGGAGCGTTATCAGTTTTGGGATAAGGAGAGAGAGAACTTATTGATTGATGCGGTACACGATTACGGTGAATGTCCTACGACATTTGTTGTTGAGGATTGTTTTGATGATGATCCTATAGTAAAAGTATCTATCTTTTCGTATTTGAGGGCAGATTTAGAGGAATATACGTTTTTAAAGACGTTGCAAAGAATGACACACCCTAATGGTGCGTTCCCTACGGTTGTAAAGATAGAAACAAAGGAAATATCTGATGATAGCATGGATTTTGATGCTGCCAACGGAGAACCGATGAGTATAGAGCAGTTAGGCGGTCAAGTATCACAAGAGGCTAGGTCTACTGCGGGTAATGGAACGGGAAGTGTATTCCAAGCGGGTTCAGAGATAACAGTTCCAGCTATTGAGAAGGCAGATGGTAGTATGGATGTGGAGTTAGCAAAGAACTTCCTTACGTTTTACCATATACCAGTTGATATATTGGATTACATCAACAGAAAGATAAAAGAGGTAGAGAATGAAATCATAACATCTTGTTTAGGTGCTTATAGTGATAGGAATGATGTTTCTATGACTGAGATGCAGACAAGAAAGGGATTAGTCTCTATGGAGGATAAATTAAGGTGGTTTAGTAAAACCATGTCATTTTCTAGGAGTGCTAGTGATAGCATGATGCTTAGTTTGATGTATGGTAAGGATTCTGTCAAGTTGGATATATTCTACGGAAGCGATTTCTTTTTGGAGACGCAGATGGATATATACAATATGATTGAGAAGTCACCGAATAACATAGAAACTAGTAACTTATTGTTTAGACTAGCGCAGAGACGCAATATGTTTAACAAGGAGAAGGCTAAGAAGGAGGTTATACTTTACAAGTTAATGCCATACGGTACGAGTGCTGAATTTCAGTTAGCTGTTGACAATGGTATGGTTAGCGAGGTAGATTTTGACTTTCAGACTAGGTTTTCGTATTGGATTTCTATGTTTGAAGCGTTTTATGGCAGCATAGTTGTTTTCTGGAATGGTATGGATTCTAGTGATAGCGAAAAGCTGATAACTATAAATAATTTAATAATCAATTTAATAAATACTAACAAAAATGGGAAAGAAACCAGTAGTAACGCTTCGAGTTTATCGGGGGAGACAGATGAGTTATGACGCACAAGGGAATGTGCAGAATGAGAATCAACTAATAAAGTTACCACACGACACAGTTGAGTGGACAAACTTTATGAAAAACATTACATCTAACGGATATCTGAAAGTAGATGTTGAAAATTATCAGTTCTTTGAAAAGGGTGAGTGGAAGGATAGCGATAAGGCTATGGTTGAGAAAGAATTAGAAATCAACATGACTAAGCAGACAGAGGTTGCAATGACTGACGATCAAAAAAGGATTGCAGAACTTGAGGCTAAGTTGGAGAAGTTACTTGCTAGAGATGAGAAAAAGTCTAGTAAGAAAGTTGAGGTTAAAGAAAAGCCGATAGAGGACAAGAAGGAACGTGAGAATCTGCGTATTGAGTATGCGGAATTGAATGGTGGTAAGAAGGCATTTCCTGCATGGAGTGCTGATAAGTTAAGAGAGAAGATTTTGGAACTTAAAGGCGAGATGGACTAATGGAATTTACACAGGATTTTATAGAAGCGAATGGTCTTGAAGCTAATCAAGTAGAGGCTATTACAAAATACATTGATAGTGAGGTTAAGCCATCTATCAAGAAAGAGTATGACGGAGTAGCTAACAAAAATGCAGAGGCTATTTTAACGGGAGCGTCAAAATTTGCTAGAGAGTCTATTGATATTGAAATAGAAAGGGAGAAAGGAGAAAAGTGGGGTGATTACTTAAACCGTATTTCGGATGCTAAATTTTCATCTAGACTTTCAGATTTAAAGAATAAAGAATCTGAGTTAGAGGATAAGTTAAAGAATTTCAAGGGGAGTTCTGAGTTGAAGGAGAAGTATGAGTTAGAGTTATCTAAGAACGATGATTTGTTGAAACAGTTAGCGGAGTTAGAGCCGTTAAAGGGATTAGACGAAAAGTACAAAGCTGCATCAGAGCAGTTAAGTGGGTTAAAGTTGAACGTAGCATTTAATAGTGTTAAGCCAAACTTTCCCGATACAGTAAACGCTTACGAGGCTAAGGCTAAGTGGGATGAATTTAAGAATGACGTATTATCTAAATATACGATAGAGCTTGTGGATAATGAGCCTATTGCTATTGATAAGGATAACGAACATAAGAGAAAGCCTTTAAAGGAATTGTTGGAGGGTAATAGTAACATCGGTGATTTACTAAAGACAAGACAACAATCGGGTACTGGTGCAAAATCAGCAGACTTAATGGATGTTGAGGGAGTTCCATTTAAAGTACCACAAGGTGCAACGAGTGAGGAGCAATCTAAAATGGTGAGGGAATATCTAGTAGAGAAGCTAGGAAGTCCGTTACACAAAGATTTCTCAAAAGAAATGGTGGATTTGCTTACTAAAGTCAAACAATCTGCCAAATAGCGAAAGACCGCAAAGAGTGAATAGTAATAATTAATTTTAAAAACAAAAAAAATGTCTTACATTAATGCAACTTTATGGAATGATTTGCAGGTCTCAAACGCAACAAACGAAAAAAGGTTTGCGGAACTTGGAATCATTGACGCTGTAAAAGGCAGCACACCTGGTGTGGATTACGTTCCACCATCAGTACAAGAACAATTAAGAAGTGTATCTTCTTTACGTAACGTAGAAATTCCTGTTATTAAGGATCAGTCGGTAACTGTTACCACTACACCTGGTTTCTCTAGCATACCTTCTAACTTACCAGAGAGTGATAAGTATTTCTTTCAAGCGTATGACGTATTTAGTGGTTTCAGACACTACCCTGCTGCACACGCAAACAACATGATTGATTCTGATTTTCAGAGACAAGCTGTAATGAACAACGTAGCATACCAAATGGGTATTACTGTTGAGGGAATCTTATCTACTCAATTAGAGGCTAGAAAGAGTCAGTTGTTAGATTACACTACTCAAGTATCTCAAGGTGATGGTACTTTTACTTTTGATGGTGCTTCTGATACTTTAAATGTATCTAAGGCTGCTCAAAAGGAAACAATGTTTTGGAACTTAGATCAGTTGATGACTGCTAATGAGTTACCTGGTTCTTACCGTTTAGTAACTTCAAGAGGTGGTACTGCTGTACAACGTTCTGAGGCAGCTAAGTATGGTTCTAACAACGAGAAGAACTTACAAGCATTAGGAATGTTACCAGGAGATAGAATCCACGAAACAGGGAATATCTCTGCGGGTTCTGATAACTTCAATGGTTTCTTCTTGAGAGATGGTTCTATTGGTGTTTATGAAAACTTCCCATACGATTTCCGTAACGGAACACGTATCGACGGTAGAGAGTGGTCTATTTCTGATGTTGAGTTACCTCACGTTAAGATGAGAGCTAACATCTACACTAACGCACAAGCGACTGATGCAACTGCATTGATTTCTAGCGGTACTGATTCTAACCTTATCATGTCTCACTTTGAGGAGATGGCTGTTTGGGTACGTTTCTTTGTAGTTTACAGATACAACTCTGATTTGACTACAAGAGCAAATGATATCGTTAAGATCGTTGGACTTACATCGTAATTATTAATTTTTAAAAACACAATAAAATGGGTATTGGATATAGAAAAGTTTTATCACAAGTGGGTAGCGAGGTCGTTGACCAACTTGATGAAAGAACGGGTGTCGCAC